TCTTCCTATAGCTTTAATCTTTGGATTTATGCGACGCTCCAGATAAAAAAAAGTTTTCCTCTAAAGGAAACTTCTTACTTGTGACCAATCAGACCATCAAACTTCTTACTTTTGATGCGAGCAAAGCCCAGAAACTCTTCGGTATCCTTGTCGTAAACGCGGCCAGAAGCCTCGTCTACGTCATACTCTTTACCTCCAAATGTCTTTGTGACCAAGTCTTCTTTCTCTTCGTCACGCAGTGGCCCAGTTACCTGAGCTCCGTCCAGAAGATAGACGCCAACAACATCGGTCTTGACGACCTCGCTTTGTACATCTACCAGGTCAGAGTGTGTCATAACCTTTAGCCCGGAACCAGCACCGCCTCCCATGGAGGCAACTGATGGCGTCTTGCTTGCCATAAAGTTTGCCACGTGCGTGGAGAACTCTACGGTGTTATACTGCTCTGCAGGTATTGCGTTAGCATACTTCTGAAACTCCTTCTTGAGGGTCTCCTGCTCCTTCTCGTCCTCCGGGTACTCGTTGCCGATTACCTTGGAGAACTCCTCTTTGATCTTAGCCGTGAACTTTGGACAGTTCGGCTTTGCCTTCTCGGCCTTCTCGGCCTTGGGCTTCTCAGCCTTTTCGGCCTTCTCGGCCTTCTCGGCCTTGGGCTTCTTTGGCTTCTTAGCCTCCAGAGATGCCTCTAGCGAGGCAACTCGTGCTTCCATGGCCTCAAACTTCTTGTTGAGCTCAGCAATCTCTTGCTTTAGCGCATCAGACTTGGCCATTTCTACTGTTGTAATAATAATTCTAGTTTAGGTAAAAATCCGTTTTCACGGTTTTTTACTAAATATTTGATTACTTCTTAGTCGAAGTACTATTTGTAGGTTGTGCCACCGGTTTTACCGTTGGTGCTGCCGTTGGCGTAGCATTTGCTTTCTCCTTCTTGATAGCTCCAATGAAGGTTGCCATTGCAGAAGACTTAGCCATTTTATCCCGTATACAAACAATTTTCCTACGTTTTTACATTCCGTTTTTACATACTGAAGAATCATAAATGAGTGAAACTGCCAAGATTCATCTTCGAGAACATTTGGCAACTTTACTGGTTCCTTGTTTAGCAGAAGGATTCTGGAGTGTTAAAGAAACTGCTCAAAAATTATGTGATCGCAATAATCAACCTACTGAAGTTATCCGAACATTTCAAAATATGGTTACTAAGATCCCTGAATGGTCGGATTCTACTTTAGGTGAAGAAGTAGAACGTATTACTAGAAGTTCCAAGTGTACATACTTAGACGATCTTCTGCTTGGAGTATTCTTAGCCTATATGAAATCTTTTGCAGCCCTACAATATCGGGGAGCTTCATCTCAGATTAAAGTTGAATTTGACCGTCCTAATGTAACAAAGTTCATTCACGAATTGTACAAACAGAGTGCTAGAAAATTATGGCAATCAGCATTCTTATTCAAGACTCAGAGCGTTTCATCTGAACAACAAGCTCGTAATCGTCAAGAAGTTGAACAGATTATTGATCGTACAATTGATGATGTTGTTCGATCCTTTTTGCCATGGGAAGTTATTGCAAAGTCTTATTTCTCTGAACCTGTAGAACCCCCAGTCTCAGAATCAAAGTCTGTGATATTCGAAGATATTCCTGACACGGATTCTGATGAAACTGATTCTGAAGCAGAACTGCCTCCACTACAATTAACTGAAGATGAAGATCGTATTTCTATTACAGACTTAGATGAAAAGCCACAAGAAGTCGTAGTTCCTGAAGTAGATGCTCTGGCCGAACTTGAGTCTAAGGTTGAAGATAGTGACCTCGTTTTAAATCCTTAAACTGATTCTTTGGAAAACATTAAAATGTGGATTGTTTATGTTTCTGTTGGTGTTGCTCTTGTCAGTTTCATCTTGTACGCTCTGGATCGTCGATCTAAGCAAGAACAAATTGATTGGTTCACGGCTGCGAAACTCATGGTATTTGGTGGATTGATGTCCGGTGGTATTGTATATGTAACTCAGAGTCCAGAAACTGTTGAACTTATTAAAGAAGTTGCCGAAGGTCCTGTGATCCAAGAAATGTTTGTAGGTAAACCTACTTTTTAATCTAATCTAATTATAGAATGATTTATCCATCAGGTGTTCTATCTTTAGCTGTTCAAGGTATAGTTGGAATTATTGACTATGTAGCACTACAAGTTGAAACAGCAGATGAACTACTTAAAGATCTTCTAAAAGTAGAGCTTTTTGTTCAAATAATTGAATTTATGTTTTATAGCTGGCTAGTTTTCTCGTTTACAAAGTCTCGAAATATCACTCCGTTTCGTTATCTAGATTGGGCTATTACAACTCCACTGATGTTGATTACTTTGTCTGCGTATTTGAACCATGATGGAAGCAAGACAAGATTGGCTGACTTTTTAACTGAGCATAAGTCTTCTTTAGTAACTATAGTTTTCTTGAATGCAGGAATGTTATTTTTTGGATTGATAGGAGAACTTGGATTTTTGAATAAATATCTGTCTACTGCTCTAGGATTTATTCCCTTTGCATTAAATTTTAAGTATATTAAAGATACCTTTTTACATACTCCGGACTTACTGAAGAATGTTATATTCTATTGGTTTGTAGTTGTCTGGGGAATGTATGGTGTGTTTGCAGTCATGCCTTATACACTTAAAAATACTGGATACAATATACTTGATCTCTTTTCTAAAAACTTTTTTGGAATCTTTTTGGCGTATATTGTATGGACATCTGCGAAACGCTGATCTAAACACAGTAAAAATATAATCATAAATGTATCTCTATGTTCTAGTTCCCAATGGTGCTGAATGGGAAGATTTGACGATTTATTTGACAGAAGAAGAAGCAATCACAAAATCTAAAATGTTTCCAAACTTTCGTGTAGAAATCTTTCATCAGACAGCGGTTGGATTTTGTCCTCAGTATAAATATTATAGAAACGGCGAATTGTGTTCCTATTAAAAAGGAATACACATAAGCCCTATAGACCACCCAAGGTAGGCCTAATAGCAGACACCCATGCGTACACAGATATCCAGAGTCTCTTTTTGTGTTTCCTCAAATGTCATCGGGCCGTAGCACACAGATGTCTTGCCATGATTGACAGAAAATATCCATCCACCAAACTTTTCAGAAAACATGTACGAAAAGAGAATGTCTCTTCCTACATGTTCAATGTGCATGAACGTCTGGACAGTTTCCAGACTGAGTCCATTCTTTTCCAGAAGACTCATATATCTCTGATCCGTTCTACCCGGATTATTCCGCGGTGTCCTGCCAGAAATAGAAAGTGTCCTGTCGCCTAGGCGCGTATACATTGTAACGTTCATTTTTTGTAGTCCCAGTTTTTACTTTTTTACAATCCATTTTATAAATAATGTTTTGGACAATTATTCTTGCATTATCGTTAACTGCGTTAGGTTGGAATTTATACAATTTGATTACAGGAGTTCAACAGCAAGTTGTATGGTGGCATATTCTTCTCGCTTGTCTAGGTCTTTTGGGAGCCTTGAATGGTATTAATGGATCTGTTCGTTCCTTATTAAAGTTTTAATTGTCTAATACGAGAGGAAGTTCTCCTGCAGGAATTGATCCTACAAAATCAGTAAATTCTGCCAACTCTTTTCTGGGAACTGCATCTCGACAAAAGCGGGCAATAGCTTTGTATAACGCAAACCCATAAAATCTATCCATTCTAGGATCCTTTTTCTGAAATAAGATTGATGATCCATCATCCAACGTCATCCATTTAATAAATAATTTAAATAATTTATCATCATATTTTTCAGGTCCTTCAGGGTACAAATCCCAGAACATAGATGTAGCTAGACGAACAAGATCAAATGAAGGATTAGGTTTAATTATGGGTGCTGAATCTTTAAAAAATGGTTGGCAATTATATTGACCACCTGCTTCATTATTTACCTCGAATTGATCACTCATAAATAATCTAGGTTCTTTCATTCCTGGTAGACGTACATATCCAATTCCCCGATCAAAATCAATAATTTTCAATAAATATCCGTATGTCGGCACCTTATACGATGTTCCGCCACTTGAATAATAAAAGAATTCTTTAGATGTTTGGATGTACATCACATTATTGCCGTGCAAATCATTATGCGTTAATCCAAAATTACGTTGAGCAAATGCTAAAGCAAAGACAATCTGGAATGTCCAGGCATACCATTTTTGAGGATCTGGATGTTCAGTTACTAGTTCATAAAATGTTCCTTGCAGTTTTTCCATCAGAGTTACTTGTACAGGAACATTTTTGAATGTAGCCCAAGCAAAAGATTCATCATTTTCTTCATCTACTGAATATTCAGACTCTGATTCAATTCCAAAAATGTAAGATGTTGATACATCAGATTCAGAATCTGATTCCGAACATTCTTCTTCTTCAAATACTTTTTGAAACTCAGTGGAAACTGTCTCTTCCGAAGGTATACCTTGAATCTCTTTAATATCATCAAGTTCTATATCTTCACATAATTCTAGAGGTAAACGAGCAGAACGCGTGTACTTAATTTGTTCACCAGCCGAATCTAATTTTATTGTAAACGTTTTTCCCATATTTCGGGAAAACCATGGACGTTCACACAATTCTTCGTAGTCATCTGAAATATCTAGTGTAAATTCATCAGAAACACCGGTGTACACACCAAAGACTTGTGGGAAATGTTGACACTTTGACAAAGAAAGAACTGAATTGAGTAAAGATCCAACATATGCGGCATTATGAGGAGATTGTAGTTTTTTATGAACTTCGGTAGCATCTTCTGTAGAAGAAGGTAGTTCTAAATTAATTCCTTTCATCCATTTATAGGGATTCAAAAGCATTGTAATTTTTGGATGAATAGCAATATCTCCTGAAGGAGTACAAGCTGTTTCACCATGAATAGTTACATCAGGAAACTTGATACCATATTCAGAAACCTTTTCTACTTTTTCAGTCTTAAATAAACATTCGATAGGAGGAAAAAATGCTTGTAATTTTTGAACTCCAAACATGGAACTTTTTGGGACACCTCTTGAAAGTTGAATGGGTATCGGATTACAACGTAGTTCTGACTTACGTTTCATTATATTCTTTTATACACTAAGGATTAAGTAATCTTACCGCGATGAACTTTGAAATTAAGAAGTTCTCGATTAAAACGATTGTTGAACGTTGTGAGATCGATTCTAGAAAATCTCCAATGATTGTTCTTATCGGAAAGAAGGATACAGGAAAGTCTTTCTTAGTTCGTGATATTCTTGCAAATACACGTGAATGTTTTCCTGTAGGAACTGTGATTTCAGGTACAGAAGTAGCCAATCCTTTTTTTCAAGAAATGGTTCCTTCTAAGTTAATTCATGATAAATACAAACCTGAAATTGTAATGAATGCTATTAAAAGACAGTTGGCAGTCAAACAACAACGTAATCATGAAAAGAAGCAGAGAGGTGGTAATTCTCAATTAGATCCTCGTGCGTTTCTTATTTTGGATGATTGTTTATATGATAAGTCCTGGATTAATGAAGAATCTACACGATACATTTTTATGAATGGCCGTCACATTGATATGGTTACTCTGATTACTATGCAATATCCTTTGGGTGTTCCCCCAAATTTACGTACGAATATTGATTTCGTCTTTATTTTGCGAGAAAATAATATTTCCAATCGCAAAAGAATTTACGAGAATTATGCTGGTATGTTTCCAACATTTGATATGTTTTCTCAATTTATGGATCAATGTACAGAACGTTTTGAATGTCTTGTTATTGTGAACGGTGTACAATCCAATAAACTAGAAGATCAAGTGTTTTGGTATAAAGCTAGTGATCATCCGAGCTTCCATTTATGCGATGACAGTCTCTGGCAAGGAAATCAACCTTTTTCATCCACAATGTTAGCAGGCGATGAATTTGATGCTACTAAATTACAGACGAAGAAGGGTCCACAAGTTTGGGTGAAGAAAGGTTAGCCCACATACATACTGATTCTACATCAAACGTAGAATACCATACAAAATCCTTACGAGCCTTTTTGATTTGAGCATTTTTAATATAGATACCATCATAATCTTTTTTTACAAGATCCCAATTAATTATGTACTGTTTGGGTTTCCAGTCTTCTTTATATTTTTCTTGAAATTCAGAAACATCTTTGTACGTATTTAAGGTTAAAACTTTAGTCATATCAATATCAAATTCATATTCGTATTTTGGTATTTCTCCACCTAATTCTTCTTGAATATATTTTTTCCATACTCCAGAAGGAGCTAACCATATTCCAGGAGGTTTAAATCCAATTCCTAATTTCCGGTTTCGGAGTTTAGTAAATGGCTTGTCCGTCAAATGATAAAACTTCATTATTTATTGTATATGTTTACATTCCACAATTTCCTCCACCTCTTCTACGACGTCTGCGAGAGCGAGTTTTAGACGTCTTACGAGACTTGCGAGACTTACGTCTTCTACCCCCCATCGCTCCTTCGGGAATATCATCTAATCCCCCCGGTTCTGTATTTGTTATTGGTTGAGCTGGCGGAACCATTGCGGCAGAAGCAGCATTGTTTCCTTTTTCTCTTTCTCTTGTAAATTCGTCTGTTGCCGTATTATAAGCTTGTCTTAAGGCTTCTAATTCTGGTGAACCGTGTGTAAATCCTTGCAATAATTCATGATATCCTTCTGGATTTGCTAGTTGCTGTAAAAATTTTGGTACACTTGCATCTTTTACGCCTCCACTTTCTTCTAGTAATTTGTCATGAAAAGCTTTTTGAGCTTTAAGTGCCGCATTCTCAAAAGATATAAGAATATCGTCACGAAGGGCACGAGGGTCAGGGTTTACCGGACGAGGTCTAGAAGGTGGTGGTGCAGCCATTTATTTAACGAAGTTATTTTATACTCAATGCGTTTAATTATTTTGTTGTACATAATAAAATGTCAGTTCTTCGGTTTGGTTTAAATAAACCTCCTAAGACTCTAGTTTCTCCTATGGCTGCAGTTTCTACAGGTTTACCTATCGATACCTTAACTCTTCCTGCATCAACTATAAACTATGATTTTTCAACAAATACTTCAAGGTTTACTAGCTCTCTGCGGTTAATTGGTAGTAAATTAATATCCTTTACAAATTTACCAGAATCAATCACCATTTTAAATCTTATCGGATGTCCTGCCATGACAGTACTTCCAAATATTCCGTCAACGGTTACATGGCTTTTTACTCCACCAAATATCACTTCAATAACTGGATTGCCCGCATCAGTATACAGGCTGGATTTATATCCGTCCACTAAACTTACAACACTTTCTGGTATTCCGTCAACAGTTACAAATCTTTCTACCCCGCCAAATATCACTTCGTTAACTGGATTATCAGGTCCAGTAACAAATCTGAACTTGTCAGTCTCCACTAAACTTACAACACTTGCTGGTATTCCGTCAACGGTTAGATATATTGCTACCCCACCAAATATCACTTCATTAACTGGATTAACTGGGTCAGTAACAAATCTAAGCTTGGTAAAATCTACTAAGCTTACTACACTTGCTGGTACTCCGTCAACGGTTACAACTCTTACTACCCCACCAAATATCACTTCGTTAACTGGATTGACTGGGCCAGTAACATATCTTGCATTGGCATTCTCCACTAAACTTACAACACTTACTGGTATTCCGTCAACGGTTACAAATCTTTCTACCCCGCCAAATATCACTTCGTTAACTGGATTAACTGGGCCAGTAACAAATCTGACTTTAGGATTTTCCACTAAACTTACAACACTTGCTGGTATTCCGTCAACAGTTACAAATCTTGGTACCCCGCCAAATATCACTTCATTAACTGGATTACCTGCATCAGTAACAACTCTGGAATTGCAAGGCTCCACTAAACTTACAACACTTGCTGGTATTCCGTCAACGGTTACAAGTATTTATACCCCGCCAAATATCACTTCGTTAACTGGATTAACTGGGCCAGTAACAAAATTGGATTTATCATTCTCCACTAAGCTTACTACACTTGCTGGTATTCCGTCAACGGTTACAAATCTTAAACCCCAAAGAAATATCACTTCATTGACTGGATTACCCACAACAGTAACATATCTGGACTTAGGAGACTGTACTAATCTTACTACGTTGCCCCAATTACCTACAGGACTTCGAAGTTTAGAGTTACAGAATACCGGAGTAACTTCTCTTGATTTGACAGGACAAAGTTTATTAGGATCAGTACCTTTTCTTCCAAGAACGTGTACAACGCTTAACTTGACAGGATGTACCGGTTTACAACAACCAGTAACAATTCGAGGTGCAGGACTTACTGAAATTATTGGTTTACCTGCAGGTACTACAGAATTAAATTTGATAGGTTGCTCTAATCTTGTTAACTTGCCCACATTACCTACCGGAATTCAACTTTTAGAGTTGACTGGTACTAGAATAAGTTCTGTTGATTTGACAGGACAAAGTTTATTAACGGAAGTACCTTCTCTTCCAAGAACATGTAGAACTCTTAACCTGGCAGGATGCACTGGTTTACCGAAAAACTTAGTAATTGCTGGTGCAGGACTTACTGGAATTGCAGGTTTACCTGTAGATACTACAGGACTAGATTTGACGGGTTGCACAGCACTTTCTATCCTGCCTACATTACCTACAGGACTTCAAAGTTTACAGTTGTTTGGAACTAGAATAACTTCTCTTGATTTGACAGGAAACACAACCTTAACATCAGTACCTTCTTTTCCAGTAACGTGTGCAAC